ATGTCCACCACGGTCCCGGCCTTCACCCGGAACGTGCCGCCGTCCCAGGTCACCTGAGTGTCGGTGTTGACCATCCTCGGGTTGAGCGCCATGACGGCCTCCTAGTTGTGAAGGCCCGCATGGCCTACGGTGTCCTGGCCGTCCACGAAAGCGCGCAGGTTGCCCGCGCCGATCGCCTGGTAGAGAAGCTGGGCCGGGGTGGAGCCCGCCGAGCTATCGCAGATGATCGCCTGGCCGCGCTGGAAGGTGACGCCCCACAGTTCCGACCAGGCGGTGGCCGGGGTGCTGGCCGACCCGTAGGTGCCGCCCGTGGCCGCGCCGGGGGCCACCGTGACGGTGTTGGTCACCACGAACCGGGACAGCGCCATCAGTACCCCCAGCCCGGGTTGGGGATGACCACGCCGCCAACGCCGATGCCGCTGTCGCGGGGGGCGATGGCCATCTGGCCGAACGTCATGCCCGATGAGTGGGCGCGGACCGCCGCGGTGACCGGGATCGAGGTCCCCGTGGCCGACCCGTTGACGGTGACTACCTCGGTCAGGATGCCGGTGTCCAGCAGCAAGATCATCCCGTTGGTGAAGCTCGCGCCGCCGCTCGCCACGCCGATCGCGGTCCCGCCAGCGGCCAGCGCCGCGTTGGACGTGCCGGTGGGTGCGACGGCGGACAGCGTGTAGTACCACTCGCAGGCCGCGCACCGGAAGGTCGCCACGTTGTTGATGGCGACGAACATGCGCAGCGTCCGGCACCGCGGGCAGGTCAGGCGCAGGGTGGCTGGCACGGCGGGCATGGGCTATGACCCCCTCCGGGCCGGGGGCTTGGCAGCGCGAGCGGCCCGCGGCGGAATGTCCAGGGCGTCCTGCTCGGGCGGTGGCGCGTTCTCGCTGCCGGGCTGCGGCTCGCTGGCCTCGGGCGGCTCCAGCACCGTGACCTGGCTGGACCCGGGCGGGTCCGGCCGGGCGTTCTCTGGCACGCCGGGGTTGCCGATCCGCTTGCCGGTCCGCTGGTTGATGGCGATGCCCGATAGCTGCTTGGGGTGGAACTGCGGCAGCGGCTCGCCGGAGTCCTTCACCGAGCGGATCATGGGGAACGCCTTGCGCGGGGGCAGGAACAGCGCCGCCATGTCGTCGGTCATGTCGATCGTCTCCCCGGCCATTACCAGGTCGGTTTCCCGGTTGGGGTCCCCGACCCGCGGGACGGACAGGTTGACGATGGCTTGGTAGGCAGACATCAGACTCCCGACAGCAGGCAGATCGACAGCGGCTGGTCCAGGCCGATGGCGCTCGCCCGCTGGGTGTCGGAGCGGAAGGTCTTGCGGGGCTCATCGCGGTACAGCGGACCTGCGATGAAGGGAAGCTCGTCAGCGATGAAGCCGCAGCGCTTGCGCTGCATCACGATCGCGTTGCCCGCGGGCACCTGGCGGCTGACCATGACGTCGAGGTTCATGATCTTCTGCGGCAGCGTGCCCGTGTAGAGCAGGTTTTCGGACGCGATGTCGCCCACGTACGGAGCCGCAAACGTGTTCGATTGCAGCAACGTGTTCTTGGTTCCGTGGTTGATGATCAAGGTGTCGGCCTCAAAGCCGAGCCACTGGGTCATCCCGCTCGGGGCGGTGGTGGAGGCGTTCTCCACCAGGAAGCTGGCCTGCGCGAGGTCGGCCCGGATCGTCGCGCCAGCCGACGCCCAGGTGTTGGCCACGGCCAGCGTCTGGATGTTGGCGTTGGCCACCACGGCCGAGTAGAAGGCGGTGTTCCAGGAGTAGGTCATCGTGTTCTTGACCTGCATCAACTGGCGTGTCACCGGGTCTACCGACTGGCGGCGGCGCATTTCGTCGGACACCATGATCGCCATCGCCCGCTCATGCGCGAACACCACGCGGGGCAGCCCGACGCTGGTCGGCACGATCGGGACCTCAGCGAACTCGGCCCGGATCTCGGGGAAGTCATCCGCGTACAGCGGGGTGGACTCCGCGAAGCGGACCGCGCCGCTCGGGGCTGATCCGCCAGGCCGCAGCACCGAGTCCACGATGAACTCGTTGCGAGTCATATCGAGGATCAGCGCCGGGATGGTTAGCGGGTCCTTGAGAAGTTCAGCGACGGTTACCCGCGGGGAATCGCTGTATCCGCGTGCTGGCGTGGGCATGGGTCAATTCCCCTCAGAAGATCCGGACTCGGCCCAGGAAGAACGACGACGCACCGATGCCGCCGAGTTGCTGGGTGAGCATGCCAGCGGCTACGCCGCCTGGGTGGGTGCAGATCCCGACTACCTGATCTGCGGCTGGCCCGGCTCCTGCTGGGCCAACCGTGCCGTTGGCGGCGGCCAGCAGCTTGCCGCCCGGGGTGACCGCCGCGGAGTACCAGGCCCAAATGTCCACGCCGCCGTAGTAGACCGACACGAAGTCATCGAGGACGCTCATGTCGAGAAGCTGCGCGCCGTAGGCGTTGGCTGCGGGCAGGCCCGCGGAGAGCACGTTGGCGTCCTTGCCGACCACGCCGAGGACGCGGATCGAGGCAGCGCCTGCGGGCTTGACGGTCAGGTCAGTGGTGCCTGCTGTCGCCGTCGTGGGCTCCACAAGCTGCCCACCGAAGATCAGCGTGCTGACCTGGTAAGACGCCGCACCCTGCTTGTAGTGCGGGAGAACTGCGGTCATGTCGCTGACCTCCTAGTTGCTGTTGGTCACGCCAACGGCGAGCCCAAGCTGATCGCGGAACGCGGTGGCGCGGAAGGTGCCGCCCGCGCTAGTGACGGCGGTCTGCTCGGCGGCGGAAAGCTCCACCATCGTCCCGGCCTGGATGGTCTTGGCAGGCTGGGCGTAGCCGCTGGCGGCGATCGTGAACGTCTTGGTGATCAGGAACCGGGCCATGGCTCAGACCAGGCCCAACTGGTCCTTGGCGCGCTGCACGACGTCAGCGCGGGCCTTGGCAGCCTCGGACTCGGCGTCCTCGGGCTCCATCGCGGTGCCCAGTTCCACGCCCATGTCCAGCGACTGGGTGACCCGGGCGTACTCGGCCAGCACCTTGCGGATGATCTGCCCGGCGTCCACCGAGGTTCCGTTGGCCAGGTCCACCACGTGGCCCGCGCCCTCAAGCAGCGGCTGGGCGAGGTCGGCCACCACCGGGGGCACGCCTCCGGCGATCAGCTTGCGCCGCTCGCCCTGCCAGCGCTCGGCGTCAAGCTGGCCCTGGATGATGCCCAGTTGCCGGGCGTTCTCGTCGCCGGTCGCCTGGGCAAGCTCCAGCGCCATCGCGGTCGGCGTGGCGAGCCCGGCCGTGGCGGGCTCGGGCTCCAGATCCTCGGCCTCAAGCTGGGCTTCCCACTCGGCCAGTTCCTCATCGGTCATGTTGTCGATCTGCGCTTCCAGGTCAGCCAGGTCGGAGTCGGCTGGCGGCTCGCCGCCGTCACCGAGCGCGGCCGGGTCCGGCGCGGTGCCCTCGGGCATCTGGCTGATCAGCGTGGCCAGCTTCTCGGCGTCCAGGCCAAGCAGCTTGGCCAGCTTCTCCTGCTGGGCCTCATCGAGATCTGGCATGACTGATTCCTCCGAGAGGGTGTAAGACTCACCGGTCAGATCGACCGTGACCTGAACGTCGTTGGCAGCGGCCACGGCTTCCCAGCCGCCCATGCCGGGGATGCGGGGGTCCAGCGTGCAGAGCACGTGCTGGATGGCGCGGGCGAACGTGCGGCCGTCTGACCGGTCGTAGCCCTCTACGATCCGGGCCGACACGCCGACGCCGGGATTGTCGGCCAGCACCGCCTTGCCGCGCTGGGTGGGCTCTACTTCGATCCAGAGCCCGTCCGGCTCCAGGGCCATGTCGGTGATCTGGCCCCCGGTGCGCTCCACGTCGTTGGTGTGCTTGTTCTCGTCACCGGCAAGCTGGAACGGCACCTGGTCGTAGGCCCGGCTCTTGAACGACTCCACCAGGCCAGCCAGGTAGTCCCGGTCAAAGTTGAGGACCCGGCCCTTGTAGTTGATCGTGTCGAGGGGCAGCAGCTTCTTCCGCCACCGGGTGCCTACCTGCCTGGCCTTGGCTCCGGTGAACGGGGTGAGCAGTGCCAGGCTCATCCGGCCGCCCTGCGCTCGGCCCTGCGAGCGAAGCTGTGGGCGCGAGCGTGCGGGAAGCCCCGGCCGCGGAGCTTGCCGTAGATCGTCTTGCCGCGGGGTCCGAGCCCGGTGGTGACCCGGGGTCCGTCCGATGCCCCAGTGACCGGGGTGGATGCCGCCAGGTCGGTGTTGGCCAGGCTGGGGTTGATCGCCGGGATGCCGTACGCCTTCATCAGGTCGGTCTGCTGCGCCACCTGCGGGACCGGCTCAGCAGCCGGGGCGGGCTGCCGATGGTAGGGGCTCGGGGCGGCGTGGTTGTGCGCGCCGATCAACTCCAGCAGCGCGCCGCGCTGGCGGGTGTGCGGCTCGCCGTCCGCGCCGTCCCGGGACATGCGCCAGGTGCCGTCATCGGCGTGCCGGATGCGGCCGATCTCGCCGCCTCCGCGGCGGTGCCGGACCACGGCGCTGCCGTCCTCGGGGTCCCGGCTGATGATCAGGTCCAGCGGTCCGGTGATCGGCTGCGGGGGTGTGTCCACGGCAAGCTCCAGTCCGGGGCGGTAGGCGGCGAAGGCGGCGGCCCGCTGGCTCTTGTGGGCGTGGTCCACGCCCGGCTCACCGACGTTGATGCCGATCACCCCGCCCGCAGCGGTCAGCCGGTGCTGCGTCTCATGCGCGGCGATCATGGCCTTGTGGCTGCGGGCCACGGTTACGTTCCTGCCGCCTCGCGGGCCTGGCGGGATGGGGCCACCGTGGTGGAAATTCGCCAGATGATCCGCTAGCTCGGCCTTGGTCATTTCGTGCGCGGGCTTGCGAACCGTCTCCAGGCCCCGGCCGGATGAGGTCCACTCACCGCGCCGGTTGCGGGGCTCGTTCGCGTTGAACGCCAGTTCCAGCCCGGGGCGGGTGTTGGATGCGGCCCACGATCGCTTGAGCGCTTTGGTCTGCCCGTACTGGGCGGCGGTGCGGCGCAGCAGTTGCTTCAACTGCTCGCGCCGGGCCGGGGTCTTGACCCGGCCGACCGCATCGCGGGCGTTGCGCCAGGACGTGGCGTCGGTGACCGGGTAGCCGTGCGGGCTGCCGGGGCTCGGCGGGGGCAGCGCGTGCCCGTGGGAGTACGCCTTGGCCCGGCCTTCCTTGGTCAGCGCCTCGCGGCCCTTGGGCAGCCGGTGGCTGCCGGTGGCTGCCTTGCCCAGTTCCCCGATGTTGGGGCCTGCGGCCTTGCCCGAGGACGGTGCCCGGGTTTCGCCAGCGCGCAGCTTGGCCGGGCCAGGCGGGGCCTTGGGCTTGCTGCTGCCCCGGGTCATCGTGCCGGGAGTGCGCCCGGCGATGCCGCGGTGCATCGCAGCCATCCGGGTGTGATGCGCCTTAGCAGCGTCGGACATCCCGGCCTGCCGGGCGGCGGCGGCGTGCAGCCGCGCCGCGCCCAGGTGCTGGAAGTCGGACGCCCTGCGGCCGGACAGCTTGGTGCTGGCCCGGTTGGCCGCCTCGCTCATCGTCAGCCGTGCGCCGACCTTGGTGCTGCCGCCTTCGCGGCGGGCGGCGGCAGCGGACATCGCACGGGTGTGAGCGCCGCTGCGGGCCGTGCGGGGAGCATGGCTGGGGACACCGTGATAGATCCAGCCGTGCGTGTAACCCTTGGGGCCAACCAGGTCAATGAGGGGGTTGCCCATCCCGCTCGCGCCTTCCGGTCAGAAATGACCGGCACGCAAAGCGGGGTCCGCGCCGTTAAGCGCTGATCGTAGATGTACTTACAGGCAGGTGGGAAGCTCAGTCGGGGGTGTCGCTGTCAACAGGCTCGGGGTCCTGAATCGCGTCAGCCGCGGAACGCCACTGCCCAGGCCCGGCCCAGTGGACCGTCCCAGTGTCATCATTCGCAGTGGTCACGCTGTCTGGAACGTGTGGCGGCCAGTAGCCATTCCCGTCGCTGAACCGGTAGGCCCCGCCGATTGCCCGGGTGTACGCGCCGACCTGTTCCACCAGGTCAACGCTGTCCACAATGGCCACCGGGTCAATGTCGATGCGGTGGTTCTCATCGTCGTGGAACACGCCCAGGTAGAAGCTCCGCCGCTCCAGCGCCGAGCGGAACCGTTCCTTGGCCTGGTCCATCGCCTGGCTGAACTCGGCATAGCTGGCGTGCTCAGGCACCGACACGGTGTCCATGCCGCGGGGCTTGACCGAGAGGGCGAACAGGTCAGCGCCCTGTGGCAGCGGCTGGCCGGTGTCAGTGTCGATCGTCTCGCCGCCCCAGGACTTGCGGGCCTCGGCGTAGCTGCGCTGCTTGACCAGTTCCCAGTGCGGCCCGTCCAGGCCCGTGATCGGCTGGCGGCCGTTCTTGGCCTGGTCGATCCAGGAGTTGCCCTTGCGGGCCAGTTCCTGAAACTCATCCATGCTGACCGGCCTGGAGTTGCCACGGGCGTGCTCGGGTCCGATCGCCGGGTAACGGTGCTGGCTGGCCTGCCGCTCTGCGAGGCGTTGCTGGTACTGCTGCTCCCGGGCCTGCTTCCAGGCGGGCTGCACGGTATGCACTCCTGCCACGTGCCGGGCAGGCAGCGGCTGCTTCAAGGCGAACTCGCCGGGGATCTGCTCATCGAGGTAGCGGTGCGCCTCGCTGGCCGGGATGCGGACCTGGACCACCTTGGGGTCGTTCCAGTCGCGGGTCTGCGCCACGGCCTCGGCCTTGAGCCGGTCGGTGGTCAGGGTGGTGCCCCGGCTTGACGGGTTGATGCCGCTGGCCTTGATGCCCGCGATGTCCTCATGGTGCGCGCCGTGCCACAGCGTGATCCAGCGGCCGGTGCGCGGGTCCCGGGGCTCGGCCGGGTTGTAGGCGAAGTCCAGCGCCTGTGCGGCTAGGCCAGGGGGAAAGGGGGCGGCCCCAGCAGCGCCACGGCCATCGAGTCTGCACCCACCAGTTCGATGACCTGGGCGAGCAGCGCCTGGTAGGACATCGCTATCGGGCCGGGCTCCTGCGGCGGCGGGGCCGACACGCCGGGCACCGTGGTGATGCCGTGCTGCGCGGCGTACGCCAGCCAGGCTTTCCAGGCGTTCTCCAGCCCGGTGATCCGGCCCTTGGCCAGGGCCTTGGACTCTTTGCCCCGGCCGGGGTCGCCGTGCTCGGCCAGCCAGCGGTCCCGTTCCTCGTTGGCCTGGACCTGCATCAGCCAGGTGATCGCCTGTAGCTCGTGCGGCTTCATCAGCCTGCCCTCGCGCTCGCTGATGGTCTTGGCAGCCTGGCGGTACTGGTCGGCCACGTACTCATGCTGGCGCTGGTCCCCGATCGGGGCTCCCTCGCCGTAGTTCGCGCCGCGGATCGTCCCGCCCGCGGCGATGTTGACCGCGTGGGTGTCGATCACCACATGCCCGTAGGGGTCGTCGGGTGAGTCGTCACCGCGGGCGATCAGGAGGCCAAAGCTGTGCGTCTTGGCGGTGGTCATCAGTTGCTCGATGCCCTCGCCGTCCATCGCCCGCTGGGCCTTCGCCTTCTGATCGGCGGACACCATGACGCCCTCGCCTGGGCCGATCGGATGCCCGCGGCGGACCGACTCATAGGCGTTCATCATGTTGATCGGCCAGCGGGTCTGCGGACTGTAGTTGGACAGCAGGATGCCGCCCTTCTCCCGGTCGCCCCCGGCGAGCATCCCGGCGAAGTCGCTGACCGCGGAGTACCAGCGGCGGCCCTGCGCCCGGGTACCAGGGTCAGCCTTGTCGTAGACGTCGATGATGTTCTGCGGGCTGACCGGGTGCTCGCGCCAGAACTTGTGGTCGGCCGGGTTGCGGGTGCCGGACGCAGCGATCAGCCGCCGCGGGTCGGGCACCACGTACCGGTCCACGCTGCCCTCGGGGCCAGGGGTGTCCAGGGGGAACTCGGCTTTGCCCGCCCGCAGGCTGGCCGGTGTCTCGATCCACTTGCCGGTGTTGGGATCGCGCAGTTCGTGCATCCAGGCCGGGTTGCCCAGGTCGATCTCATCGGCTACCGCCCAGCCGTAGCCGAGCACTTCCGCCATCGAGGTCACTTGAGCGCCCTCAGTGCCGCGACGTCGGCGGCTAGCTCGGCCCGCAGCGCGGCGATCTTGGCGTGGATCGTGGCTACCGATGCGGTCTTGCGCGCCGCGACCTTGGGAGGCTGCTTGCCCGCCTGCTGGGCTTGCTGCTTGGCCTGGGCGGCCTGCCTGGCCGACTGTGCGCCCGCGCCGCGCTTGGCCGGGGTTGAACTACGCGATTTACCGGTACGGGGCAGTTGCGCCCGCAGCGCGGCGATCTGCTGGTGCAGGCTGGCGATCTGCCGGATCAGGTGCTGCCGCTTGGCGGCCTTGCCCTTGCCCTGGCCCTGGCCAGCGCCCTGCGCGGTGGTGAACTGGCCGGTCGGGCTGTGGTTGGGATTGAACAGGTCGATGACTGCGGCCGGGTCGTCACAGGCCAGTTCGATCAGGCAGTCGGCCACCGTCCAGTCGTTGGCATGGCTGGACTTGGCGCGGGCCTGCCGGGCGATCTCGCCCGCCTCGGCCGTGGCCGCCGCGGAGCGGACCTCCGGGTGGCGGCTGCGGACGCTCCACTTACGGATCGCGGCGCGGGCGATGGCGTACGCCTTGGACGGCTTCATGCCGCGCTTCTCGATCAGCGCCTTGACCACCTGCTGGAGGTAGGCGGTGTGGCCCATGCCCTGGACGTGGTAGAGCCCCGGCCCGCCCGGCCTGCCCCGCGGCGCGGGGGTGCGGGCCAGGAACGGGGTCCGGGCAGATAGCTCCAGGCCGGGCTGGTCGTTGGCCACCCCGAGCGCGGCGCGGAACAGGCCCTGGCTGGCTGCCCTGCGCCGTTGCTCTCGCCGGGCAACCGCCACCTGATCCTCGGTGGTGACGTGCCGCACGTGGGTGATCTTGACCGCCCCGCCGTGCCGGGGGATCACCAGGCCGGGGTGCTGGTAGGTGCCGATGACGGTGCGCTCGTCGTCAGCGTTGACCGCCCCGGTGACCTGCATGCCGTGCAGGTGGTCGGCGTCCCCGATCTTGATCCAGCCGTGCCGGTAGCGGTAGGGCTCGGCCAACTCGATAGCCGCCAGGTCGTCGGCCACGGCGGCGATCAGCCGGGCATCGGCCAGTTCGTCCAGTTCGGATTCGTCATCGGGCGGCTCGCCGCGCCTGGCCCGGGTCAGTTGCCGCTGCCGCTCGTTGCCCGCGTGGATGTCCTCGATGTCCTCCACGGCCAGCCGGTGCCGGTTGACCTGGTGCATGTGGTGCTTGGCGTCGGAATGGCCGTCGTCATCGAGAATGCCGTGCCGGATCAGCGACTGCGGGGTGAGCATGAACATCGCGGCGTCCAGGTGCCGCTTCGCGCCCTCGGTCCGGCCTGCCGCGACCAGCCGGGCGGCATCGCGCAGGTGGTCCCCGGCCATCATTTCCGGGTGGTGATCGTCCAGCAGCGCCGCGGTGGCCCGCATCTGCCGGGCGGCTGCGGCCTTGTGCTCGCCGGTAGCGACCAGCCGTGCCATGGGCACCCCGCCTCCACGCCAGGGCTAGCGGGGGGAGCCCTCGATCCCGACCAGTATGGCTCAGCCGAACAGGCTGCGCCACCACGCTGTGATGACGTCGGCGGCGTGCCGGAGCGGGGTTAGAACGCTGGTGCTGGCGGGGCCTGATCCGGGGGGACGTCGGTCGTACCGCCCGTGCCGCCGTCAGGCGTGCTGTTCGGATCGGTGGCCACGGGGACGTCGATCGGGACGTCAGGCGGCAGGTCCGGCGTGCCCGGATCGGTGATCGGCGTGGCCGGGTCCGGCGCGGGGTCCGGGGGAAGCGGCACCGGCTGGATGGGATCGCTCGGGACCTGCGGCGTCAGGCTGTCCAGGGTGCCCGCAGCGGCCTGCACCGACGCCAGCGCGTTCAGCGCGGGAGTGAAGTCCAGCGGTGCGGACTGGTTGGCCGCGATCCAGTCGGCCAGCATCTGCCGGGCTGCGGTCACGTGGTCCGATACCGCGGTCATCCCATCGGCCAAGTTCTGGATCTGTGCCTGTCCTTCTGCCATTGAGGTCATGATCATTCCCAACTTCGTGTCGATTGCGGTCAGGGCATCCACGATGACCTGGGGGAGCACGTCGTCAGTGTTGACCAGGGACGGCGGCTCGGCCGTCAAGTCCACGATCAGGTATCTCCCCGGCACGCCCGCCACGGTAGCAGGGTGCGTGACACCTGGCTAGACGCCCGCCTCCGCCAGCCTGCGGGCCATGCGGCGAGACACCCGGGTCGGCAGGCCCTGGCCGCCTGGCAGCACGGCAGCGCCCGGCAGGGGCGGCCCTGGCCAGCAACGGCAGTGCGGGTGGACCGCGCCGGGGAAGCCGATCCGCGGCATGTCGTCGGCGCGGAAGTTGTGCCGGTGGGCGGCCCGGCACTCGGGCGATGTTCTGCGGTCGTTCACCGAGTACCAGCCGAGCAGTGGCCCGTAGTCCATCACCCGGGAGTCCACCACGGCGGCGGCCTGCATCCGGTTCCACACCGCCTCCTGGTGCTGGCCGTAGTAGCGCCGCTCTAGGTCCATCTGCCGCAGCAGTTCCCGGGGGTCGGCCCCGCCCGCGGCCACCCGGGCCAGTGTCTCGTTGAAGCGGCGGCTTGAGTTGACCATGAACTGGGCGCGGCGGATCAGGTTGAGCCGGGCGATCTGCGCGGTGGCCGGTCCGTAGAAGCCGGTCCGGTCCGGGGGCCGGTCCATCACCACCTGGAGCGCGGCGGTCAGGGCTTCCCTGCGGATCTTGGCGGCCAGGAACACCGGGGCCAGCAGCGCCGCCGCCTCGGCCACGGTGACCGCGGTGGCGAGCACGGCCGCTGCGGCCGTGGCGAGGTTGCCCTGCGGCGGCGGCTGTTGCTGCGGGGCTGGCTGGGTCATGCCTTGGGCGGGACCTGCGTGTAAGCGCTCTCGGCCGGGAGCGTGGCCCTGGCGGACTGCTGGACGGGCGGAAGCCCGCCAGCGATCGGCGGCTCAGGCGGCAGCGGCACGTCCTCGATGGTTGACGTGGCCACCGGCACCGGCTGCACCACGATGGGCTGTGCGCCGTTGGGCACGCCGTACACGCCGAGCGCGGTGCCGATCATGATCAGCGCGGGGTCCAGGTGCCACTTCCACCCGTAGATCGACACGTAGGTGATGAACAGCCCGATCAGCACGGTGACGAACTTGGAGTACCTGGCAGGCAGCGATGCCATCAGGCTTTCGGTCAGCGGTGTCAGTTGCTGTGTGCTCATGCCATCCTCCCCGGTGGCGGGACCATCGGCGGCTTGGCCGGTGGCCGTGGGGCTTGCCGTTGCTGGCCGGGTGCTGGGGCAGCCCCCGCAGGACGCAGCGGGGACTGCCCGGCCAGGTGGCGCTGCATCATGCCTGCGGCAGCGCCTGCCATCCCGTTGAGCGCGCCAAGCTGGCCTGCGGCCTGGGGCGGCATGCCGGGCGGTGCTGCCGCAGCAAGCTGCTCGGCGCGCTGGTTGGCGGTGGACTTGAGCGCCTGGTGCACCTGGTCGATGTCCAGTTGCAGGATGCTCGCCATGCGCTCGGTGATCAGGTCCAGGATCTGGAGCGGGATGTGCAGCGCGGGGGCGGCAGCCAGGGTGGAGAACATCGTCAGCAGCGCCTGGGCCTGCTCATCCTGCAAGGGTCCGAACTTCCACTGAGGCAGCGCGGCCTTGGTGCCGAAGTTGAGCACCACCAGGGGCCTGATCAGGTCGTAGTTGATCGACTCCGCGATCTCTTTGGCGACGGCCTGGCGGGACTTGAGGTAGAAACTGGACTGGTCCTGGCTGAGCGCGTAGCTGCCTCTCCCTCCGGTTGCCGCGCCGGTCAGGGCCATGAAGCCCGCGAGCACACTGTGGGTCTGCCAGGACTCCAGCCAGCCCATCGCCCGCTCAAACATTTCGCTGGCCCCGCCTGTGGATTCCAGCACGTCAAACGCCTTCTGGCCGTCCGCGGGGTGGACCAGGCCGACCACGCCGGAGGACTTGAGGCTGGCGATGTCGTCGGCGCGGGTGTTGGCCTCCGGCTGGTCGTTGCCGTAGACGATCGTCCGGGGCAGCGCCTGGTTCTCCAGGAAGTGATACCACAAGTAGAGCAACTTGAGCTTCGTCTGATAACACCAGTAACAGATGTCCATTTCGGACGTGCCGGACAGCGGCTCGCGGTGCTTGCCGTTGGTGTGGATGAAGCTCCGCACGTGCGGGATGTCCACGTAGCCGGGGACCTTCTGGCCGCGGGTCATGCCGATGTTGCCACCGGCCAGCCAGATCTGCTGCCGAAACCCGTTCTTGGCCCCGGTCTTGGCGTTGTACCGGGCCTGGCAGGTGGCGATCGGGCGGAACGCGACCTTCTTCAAGATCACCTTGCCGTCGTCGTCCCTGATGTCCCACACCTTCTCAAAGAACGATCGGCGGAACACCTGGGCGCTGGTGACCTGCCCGACGAATTGCTGAATGGGGGTGATCATCCCGCCGTCTATGTCCGGGGTCATCAGCACCGAGTTGGCAAACTCGGCTTCTCCGTTGTCGCCTTTCGCCGGGTTGATGAAATAGTCCGCCTCGCGGATCGGCAGCGTCAGCACCATTTCTATTGCCGAGCAGATGCCGTCGCGGCGGAACATGTCTTTCATTTCCCGGGCGGTCCAGTCACCGTAATCAAAGACGTCGCCGCCGCCGAAGAATGAGAACAGCCGTTCCCCGATATCGAATTGGGTGCCCAATTCGTTGCCCAGCAGTTCCCGCCGCGTCTTAGGCTTGAGGTCGGGGAACTGGACTAGCTGCCCGCCTGGTTGTGCCGCCACGCTCACCGCCACGATCGCACGTTGGGCCGGTCCTGGCCCTGGTCATCAGCGGGAGCGAAGCTCTCCAGGCTCCACTTGTCAGGGCCAGGATAGGCCCCGCCGTGCGCCTGGGCCAGCCTGCGCCGGGCACGCTCGATCGGCGGCTCGCCCATAGCGTCAAGTTCCTTAGCTGACGCCCAGCGCTTCGCGCCATGTTTGCCAGGGGGTCCGAAACTGTGCCGCAGATAGGGGCTCAGCGCCCACACCAGCGAGTCCAGCCGGTCGGGGCTCCGCTCGCCCTGCGCGCCCGTGAACGTGGCCATCTGATCCTCTAGCTCGGGCATTTCCTTGTCGGGGATGCGGTGCGGGGTCCTGCTGTCGGTCATGTCGTAGCGGGCGATGTGGCAGTGCCGGACCCGGCCGCCGCCCTGCTCGTACAGCGCGGACACCGGCTCGGCGCGGACCCGCTTGGCCTGGCTGGCGTGGATCACCCGGTACGGGCAGCGGACCTTCATCGACTTCATGACCTGCTCAAACGTAGCCTTGAGCCACGCGCCGCCGTGATTCTTCTCGATGATCAACTCCACCCGGCAGGAGTGCTGCTCGCCCAGTGTCAGGGCGCGGCGGATCACCTGCTGGGCGAACGGCACCGGGGCGCACTGGCCGCCCCAGTTCTCCAGCACGTACAGCGGGTGCGGGTCCTCCACCGGGCCGAGCCCGACCACGGTGTATGCCTGCTCATCGGAAGTTTCGCCGCCGTCGCTGGGGTCCACGCCGATCTTGATCTCGCGGACGTACTCCGGCCCGCCGTGCTCGGTGTCACCCACCCCGCCAGCCACCCGGATCGAGTCCAGCAGGTCCCGGGTCCACAGCGCGTTGGCGACGTCATCCAGCAGGTCGCCCTCAAGCTCCTGGCGTTCCAGCCGGGTGCCCTGCGCCGCGCCGATGACCGCCCGCAGGAACTCATCGGAGAGGTTGTCCGCGTTGTCCACGGTGCGCAGCTTGCGGACGATCACCCCGCCCTCGCCGGGATCGTTGCGGATCAGCGCCCGGACCAGCTTGCGCGCCGGGCGGGCGGCCTTGGGCGTGCCGGTGGCGATGATCTTGGAGATCCCGTCGCGGACCGCGTAGCGCAGCGATTCGTTCCAGGTCGTCTCCCACTTCTCCCACAATCCCACCTCATCACACCAGGCACCCTTCAAGTTTCGCCCTTGTATTCGAAGGCCGCCCTCGGCCGCGGAGTCGGCGTAGACCACGATGCCGTTGTGCAGGATCACCTGGCCGTAGGTGCGCCAGGCGTGCTTGACGGTCCTGGACCGGTGGTCGCGGATCTCGGCCATCGAGGTCCCCAGCGCCCGCAGCAGGCCGGACTTGCCCTCGATGCACTTGGTCCAGGCGTCGGCGTAGGTGGGCGCGACGATGCCGTACTCGCCCTCGCCATCGGTGTCGTTCAGCACCCAGTCGGCCATGCCCTGCGCACCCGCCCGGGTCTTGCCGGAGCCACGGCCGCCCTGGAAGTAGATCACCCGCCAGGGGTCCTCGATCGGCGGCAGGATCTGCTCGGGCCGGGCCTTCTTGCCGTCCCGGTCGCCCATGCGCCAGCGCAGCCGCGGGTCGGTCGGCTCGCCCGAGTAGCCGGTGGCCACCCGCTCCAGGACGTCGGTGAAGTCGGCCACTAGCTGGCCTTGGTCAGTTCCCTGGCCAGCACGGCGCGGGCTTCCTGCTGCTCCACCAGGCCCAGGCCGCTGGCGGTCAGCGCCGCGGACAGCGCCCGGTCCACCATGTCCACCTGCTGCTGCTGGATCATGGCCAGCTTGCGCTCGATGCCGAGCTTGCCGATCTGCACCAAGATCGCGGCCAGCCGCTCCAGTGCCCGCTCGTACAGCAGAACCTCGGCGCGGATCTGCTCGCCGTAGGACCGGTGGCTGTACCGGATCTGCTGGCGGCTCAGCAGGTCGGCCACCACGCCGCGCATGATCTCTTTCCAGGTGCGGATCTCGGCGGCCACGCCCAGCAGTTCGGTCAGCGGGTCCCCGATCTCGGCGGGCTGCATCAGCGCCTCGCCGTGGTCGCCCATGATCGCCACCATCCGGTCGGTGACCCGGCCGTTGACTACGGCGGTCGCGGCCCGCTGGGCGTGCACGCTGCCGCGGTTGGCCCCGTGGTTCTTGCACTGCGGCGGGTTGGTGCCCGCCACGGCGAAGTTGTGGCAGGCGTCCGGCTGGCCGAAGTTCTTGCGGCAGCGCCGGGCTCCGGTAATGTCCTCGGCTTCATCCAGCAGATCGTCGGGCATGTGCGCGAAGCAGTAACCCAGGCCGTCGATCTCGCGGTGGGTGCACGGCTGGCCGCTCTTGGCGCTGGTGCCCTGGCACTGGAGCGGCCCGGAGCCGGGTAGCACGATCTCCACGGTTAACCCCGCTAGGTGCGGGCAGCACCCTGCCGCCAAGTCCCCGCTGTTAGCCCGGCAAGCAGGGCACTGCCCACGTCTTAGAGCGAATCGGCCACCTGCTGCACTTGATCTTGGGCCGTCTGCTGCATCGCGGCCGGGACGAACCTGCCCACGTCCGCCAGCATCGCCTCCATCAGGGCGATGATCTGCGCGAGCGCGGCAGCGGGGTCATCGGGGTTGGTGGCCAGGTCGATCACCACCTGGAAGCTGGCGTGCGCCCTGGCCGCGCCCGCCGTGGCGGAGTGCGGCAGCACCGGGTTCTCGTTCGACGTGGCGTCTGAGACTGGCGTGTCCGGGGGCGGCGTCGGCGGCACCGGCTGACTGGGCTCGGGTCCGGTGCCCGCGGACGGGTCACCAGGCACAGTCGCATCCGGGGGCGGCTCGCCGGGCAGGGTGACGCCCGGGGGCTGCTGGTCCGGGGGCACCGGCTGGCTGTCCTCCTGGCCGGGCGGCGGCTCAGCGGGCGGTGCCTCGGCCGGTGGCTCCGGCGCGGGCTCGGCGGGTGGCTCCGGCTCGGGGGGCGCAGGCGGCTCTGGCGGAACCGGCTCAGGCGGGGCAGGCTCGGGAGCAGGCGGCTCGGGCACGGGCTCGGGCACTGGCTCGGGAGCGGGTGGCTCAGGTGGAGCAGGAACGTCCGGGGGAGGCTCGGGCACTGGCGGAGGCTCGGGCACGGGCTCGGCAGGTGGCCCTGGAGCAGGCGTCGGCTCAGGTTCTGCTGGCGGCTCAGGCGCTGGGGGAGGCTCTGGCGGCGTGGGCTCAGCAGGTGGCTCGGGCACTGGCTCCGCTGGCGGCGGCTCTGGAGGCGTCGGCTCAGGCGCGGGCTCGGCGGGTGGCTCAGGCGCTGGCGGCTCAGCCGGAATCGGCTCGGGCGCTGGCTCAGGCGCTGGCGGGGCTGGCTCCGCGGGAGGAACATCCGGGGGAGCGGGCTCCGTAGGCTGGACCGGTGGCAGATCCGGTGGAATGGGCTCGGGCGGCACCACTGGCGGCTCGGGCAGAGGCTCAGGCGCTGGCACGGGCTCTGACGGCAGCGGTTCAGGTGCGGGCTCCGGTGGGGCCGTATCTGGCGGCGGCTCTGGAGCAGGTGCCGGGGCCGGTTCTGGCGCAGGCTCTGGCGGAACTGGCTCCGCTGGCGGGGGCTCCGGCGCGGGTGCTGGCGAAGGTTCTGGAGCCGGAACGTCCGGTGGCGTCGGTTCAGGAACTGGAGCAGGCGGGGGCACTGGTGCGGGCTCTGGCGGAGGCTCAGGCGCAGGCTCTGCGGGCGGAGCGGGGGTGACGTCCGGTGGCTGATCTACAGGCGGAGGCTCTGGCAGCGGCTCTGCTGGCGGCTCACCCGGGGCTGGCTCTGATGGCGGCGGCTCTGGAGCAGGCTGATCCGGAGGAACGGGGACGCCTGGCGGCGCTGGCTGATCAGGCGGAACGCCGGGTGGGGGCTGATCCGGGGGAAGCCCTGCGTCTGGCGGAGGCTCTGCGGGCAGCGGCTCGGCGGGCGGGACCTCCGACCCGGGCGGGGTGAGGTCCGGTGGAAGCTGGCCAGGGCTCGGCTCTACAGGGGTGCCAGTGTCCGGTGCGGGCGGTTCCGCGGGAGCAGGCTGATCGGGAGGCGGCGCAGGCGCAGTTGCGTCAGGCGGTGCGGCATCAGGTGGCGTGCCTGTATCCGGGGGTGTCCCCGGGTCTGCGGGCGCTGCTGGCTGATCAGGTGGCGGCGGGGCTGCTGGAGCCTGGTCCGCTGGTGGTTCTGACGGGACTGTAGCGTCCGGTGGGGAGTCGGCCGAGACAGGCTCTGGCGCAGGCTCGGTCAACGTGATCACCCCGCTGGCTCGTCAACGGACCGGCTTGCGGGCAACCCTAAACGTACTTACAGGGCGAAGTCAGGCACCCGGCCGGGTGATCCTCCCCCGGCTCAGGTGCTCGGTCCGGGCCAGTACCTCCATCGACAGCGCCTCGATCAGGTTGCGGCCGGACAGGTGGTGGGCGCGGTCGATCTGCCGCCACTCGGCGTCGGCCGCCTTGTCCGCGAGGACATTGGCGATGATCCACAGGACACCAGCGGCCAGCGGGGAGCAGGCCGCCGCGGTGAGCGCTAGCACCCGCCGCTGGCCGCCCAGGCCGTGTAGCCGGACAGCGCCACCTGCTGGTAGTACGCCTGGTTCTGCTCGGCCACCGAGGCGTTCTGCGGCAGCCCGGAGTGGCCGAGCGCGGCCCAGGTGCTCGGCAGGAACTGGTACAGGCCGCCCGCGCCCGATGCGGGGTTGACCGCGGTGGGGTTGCCGCCGCTCTCGTCCGCGATGATGTGCGCCTGGCAGCCCGCGCTGCCCGAGTAGGAGGCGGTAACCGGGGCGGTCCCGGCCGACTGCGGGGGGGAGGCAGCGACCGGGACCGCGGCCGGGGCGGGCGGAGGCGGCTTGGGGATCGCCTCCAGCGCCGCCGCTGCGTGGCCCTGCTTGACGGGGGCACAGGCGGGGACGCGCAGCTTCTCACCGACAGTGATCAGGTCCGGGTTGTGCACCCGTTTGCGGTTAGCCCACCATAGCTCGGGCCACCATCGGGCGTGGTGACAGGCCCGTTTAGCGATCTTGGTGAGCGTGTCGCCGTGGCGGACGATGATCATGGGCGCGGTGTAGTGCTTGGCCAGCAGCACCGGGTGCGGATCGACGGGAACGGAAACGCCGCCCGGCGAGGGGGCGGCGAACGGAGCAGGGGTGATCCTGGCGGCGGCAGGGCCAGTGGCTATCAGCGCGGCGAACAATGCGCAAACCGTGACCAGCGCGGCCCTGGAGATCGAGGGGCGCAAGGTTATCCTTTGCTCGGAGCACGCGGGTGATCTCCCAGGATGTTGGCGCAACTGGGGTGTCACACGCCCAACCACCGCAACTTAACAGGCCCAGCGGGGCCTGTTAAGTGATGCGGGTAAAAGCGCAGGCCAGGGGCTCGCTCGGAGCACCCCTGGCCTGCCCTTTGCTAGCGGAACATGCCCGAGCCGATCCACAGCAGGCAGGCCGCCGCGCCGATCAGGCCGCTGATCACGCAGGCGGCGGCGATCACCAGCACCCAGCCCCACCACGGCATCGTCACACCGGCTTGGGGCCGACCCCGAAGTAGGGCCGGGCGTGGCCCCCGGAGATCATTTCCTCCGCGAAGCTGCGGCCACCGGCCAGCCGGATCTCGCCCAGGAACCGGCCGCCGTACTTGTCCCAGTTATGGCTCAGCACGGTGACCTGGCTGCCCTCGGGAGCCAGGGCCTTGGCCGCCGCGGTCGCGTCCGCGCCCGGCTTGCCGCTGGATAGCTCGGGGGCGTTGATCCCGTAGCAGCGGCAGGACAGGTGCATGGCCAGGCCGAAGCCGAGGTCGATGACCATGCGGCAGGTGTCCCCGTCGTGCCACTCCGCGATCGTCGCCGGGTAGGGGCCGTAGTAGGGGAACTTGACCCCGGGCTC